TTCCATCCAGCGTTTTCATAGAACCTATCTATGACACTAAACACAATCTTTTCAAACATTTTTTCATAATCTATTTTAAAATCTTGATTAAATTCTTCTGGTAAGTCATATTTAAATCCAAGAGATTTAAGACCAAATTTGTTCGGAGTAATCGTATAAAAATATCTAATTTTATCTCCTGATGTAATATTTTCGTGCTTACTACTTATGCCGTAATGCTGTAATAGTTTGTTATAGTAAATAGCTGACTTAACGTGTATAGGGGTACCCTTCTTTACCTGCCAGTCGTTTGCGTAGATGCTATATTTTTCATATTCTTTGATACCCATCACAAATGCAATGTCGTTAATAGGTAATGACTTGAATATATCATACGTCTCCTCAAACATTTCGTTCGTTGACGCTCTATCTTCAGTCATAATCATATGTTCAATTATCTTTTTCACATATGGTTTGATTGCATTAGGCATTGTAGTTCGAACAACCTCAACACCTGTATACTTAAACTTATTACATGCAACTCCTTCGTCGTCGAGTTTGTGTAACACGTAACGTTTCTTCTGCAGAAAATACCCTCTATCACAAATAGACTCTCGCTTGAATACAAACCTAGGGTCTTTAGTCAGTAACGTATTGCGCGCCCACTTTTCAATATTTTCATTTAAGTCGTCTTCTATATCTTGTACTAAGTCTAACACTTCTGGAGTAACTACATTGTTAGTATGTAGAGGTATATCCATGTGTTCAAGTAGTTGCGATATTGTACAATAAGAACTATCAGTATCGTTATATACAATAGGGTCTCTGCGCTCTAATTCTTTATCAGTCAGACCAGTCTTTTTCTTAATATAGTTACGTAGAATAACATTACTTTGCTTGATTACATCTCGCCCAGTTAGCGTAATTGATCGAGCAATATCCCCGTCACCCATTTGAGATATTTTATTACCAAAGTAACCGTAAATACGGTTGATAAGAATTTTCAAAGTAAATTGCCAAATCCATAATTGGTCTATTTTAAATTGAGTTTTTTTAATTTGTTCCTCAAGATATTTCTTTTCTTCTTGAGAGGTATATTGCTTTAGTTTGGTTTCTAATTTATGTAAGTTTTCTCGTTCTTTAGTCCATTCTGCTTTCTTACCTTTACGTATATCGTAGAAGTGATCAGTAATGCGAGGAAATATACCTTTAGTTTTTTGAGAGAAAAGCTTCTTCGCTCTTGTTACACATATCTCATTCTTATTACACCACTTAGTGAACTCTCCTACAGTCATCTCTATATCTTTGTTATTGACTGTCTTTATATAAACCTTATCTTTATCAGTACCTACAATACTACCTACTTTAGTTTCAGGGCTCAAGTTAAGGGTGACCATCACGCTTGGATATAGAGAATTCGCATCAAAAGAAATTACATTATCTTGAAAACCTCTCTGAGGTTCACCAACGTATGCGCCTTCATATTTTTCAGTCCTATCGTCTCCCTTAACAAATGTAGGAATAACTCTTGGAGGATCTTGTTTGCGGGCTTCTACTATTGCTCTACCATTAACAGTACTGATAGTACCTAACGCAGCATTAAAAGGTGTTAAACCAATATAAGAAAGCATTCTTGCTAGATCCATATACATTAACTTTTCATCTAGCCTTACCAGCAAACGTACGTCATGAATATTGTAATCAACAAACTTCTTCCAATCATTGATTGATAGTTCTGCTAGACTAATATCTCCAATATCTACCTTGTTCTCTCCAAGTTCTATATGAGCTATGTTATCTAACTTATAACTATCTCTCATACCCATACTGAAGGTTTTATACACATCAAGATAATCAAGCATGGATACCCCTTCTACAACATACTTTGCTGTTTGTTGACCGAAATTACCCCTATATACGCGCTGGTAAATAGGTTTCATTATTTCGTCATGAACAGGAGAAAACAGTCTTGTTGCATCCTCCCCTAGGATATTACGCACACGATTAATAACATACGGAATATCAAAAATCTCACTATTCCACCCAGACAAAATATCTGGTCTGTCGCTACAGTAATGATCTAAAAATCGTTGAAGTAGTTCTCCTTCTGATTTACAATGATAGTATGTTACATCATCTGCTTCTGGTTCATACGGGTTAATGCCCCATGTATAATACCTTTCATGTACAGTATCATAAATTGTAATAACATTAATCATATGACTAGCTTCCTCAGGTTTAGGGAACTCGTCAGGGGAATATGTCTCAATATCGAAAAACCATATCTTTAATGGAAATTGCTGAAACTCATCTGTTTCATTTACCTCCCAAAACCGATCAACTAGGAATTGCTGGTAAGGAGATATGTTTTCGTATATTCGATGATCGTTAAGATCTTCTATCTTTTTTCTTCTATCTAACTCACTCGTCGCAAAATGCTTTCTGAGTTTTGTACCGTAGAGAGAAATACCGTCAGGTCTGTTATTATTCGTCTCACTATAAAAATAAGGACGATAAGGACAATCTGTTTCGATTCGATTACCCTCTTCATCCCAAGTATACAAGCGCATTACGCGCTGATTCGGTATGTAAGCTAGATTCCTATACACTCCTTATAGTATAGGAGAAAATTAAATATTAATCAACTGATTCCATTGCGGAGGTTCAATAATTTTCGGCGCTTATCTGCGTATGGAAATGCATAGAGCTCTTTATATTCGTCAATGTTGTCTTCCATCCATCTTTTATTCATGTACTCTCGAGCTCTTTTTACTTCTTTGACATATTTTTTATGATCTCCAGTAAGAGCTTCAATTTTAGCTATAAGATCATCTCCAGTTTTAAATTTATGAAAAGCACTTTCATAAGTACACAGATCTTGCATTATGCTTGGTATACCAAATGCACAGGCTTCGATAAATTTAAGATCACTTTTAGCTTTATTAAAATTACTATCTTCTAACGGAGCATAAAAGAGCGTTGCGTTTAATTTGCTCAAAGCTCTTGGATAGTCAACAAGATTAGTCCATTCATGGAATTCAATTTTACCTTCCTTAACTAAATCTCTTAGAGTTAATGGAAAACCACCCACAAATACCCATTGGTATTTGTCTACAGTTTTTCTAATTACGTCATTTACATGAAAGAAGTCGTCTCTTTGTTTTATTCGATTATCAATATCAAAATGAGCTCCACTACCACAATAAACAATACGTGGTTTCTTTCTATTTTTTTGATAGTTTTCTTTTATTTGATTTATATCAAAATATCTATCCATCCAAAATCGTGGAATAAAATTCGGTATTACTGTTATATTTTTATTACCAGTTTTTTCTGTATAGTAATCTTTCATGAAGTTATTTGTAACAGTTATCTCGTCACAATGCTGCATGATTTCCATACTGGTTTTTCTTATAGCAGGATCTTCAAACGCAAATTTAAATTTATTATAATCCGGGATATCTTCTTTGAAAATTAAATCATCAATTTCATATACGATATTAAATTTAAATTCTTGCTGTACTTGTTTTAACCATTTTATAAAGTTTAATTGTTGTTCAGTAGCTTGTCTTTGAATTCGTATTGTTGTAAGGTCTTTATAAAAGTTTTTATCTCCAATCATAACTGTTCCGCCTTGTATATTGGCTTTCGCGTAACAGTTTAAAAGCTTCTCTGGCCATATCATTCGCCAATGACCACAACCAGAGTAATCAGCATAAAAATTTAATGATCTAGGTAAGTCTGGTAGCTCATGAGCTGGTTTTTTTGGTTTTAATGCTGGTTGTACTCTCGGAACATTAAGTATAGGATTAATAGTAGGTGTTGCGGCGAACGGTAACCTACTTTGTTGCACTCCAAACGGCGTAATCATTATATAAATTTATTAGTTTTCGTCTACAAAATCCACTCTAGTTGTTATTCCATTCTGTTTTTGTAAAGTTATAACTTCTCCAGTAGCGGCTTTTGCAGACTCTTTGCGATGAGAAATAATATAAATATTTTCTTTATATTCCTCAATTCTTTCATTTAGTAAACTAAGTACTAATTCTACTCCCTTTTCATCTAATGAACTATCTAACAATTCATCAAATATAACAATATTGTACGCTACTTCACCTTGTAGACGTCTCATATCCATAAATGTAAACAAAATAGCTAAGTCAATATTCTTACGCTCAGCTCCCGAAAAATTAAAGTATGAGCAATTTTCCCCCTTTTCGTTAATAATTTTTTCTTCGAACAATTCATTAAAAGAGCACAAACAATTTGCGTCCATTTTTTGAAGATAATAACCTAATCGATTGTTTAGTACATCAAGTATTTTCTTTACTATAAAAGATTTTACTCCTTCTTCCGATAGGATATATTTTACTACATTTAAGATTTCGAGGTCATTATGAATATCGTTAGTATTTTTTTCTAACTCCTCAACTTCGATAAGTTTATTTTTAATCTTAGATTCGAGATCTTGAACCTCAACGCTTGTTTCTTTCTCTTCTAGAGTTTTG